AAGGTGGATAAAGAGCGAAGAATCGTCTCAGGATTTGCCACACTTGATAACGTAGATAAGCAGATGGACATTGTAACAACAGAGGCATCTGTTAAGGCATTTGCCAAGTTCCGTGGCAATATTCGTGAAATGCACCAGCCAACAGCAGTTGGAAGAATGGTATCTTTTAAAGAAGACAAATACTTTGATCCAGAGTCAAAGAAGTTTTATGCTGGGGTTTACGTGTCTGCCTATGTTTCAAAAGGTGCTCAAGATACCTGGGAAAAAGTTCTTGATGGTACGCTCTCTGGTTTTTCTATCGGCGGTAAAATGAATAAGTGGGACGAAGGGTATGACGAGAAAATGGATAGAGCAGTTAGAATTATTAAAGATTATGATCTAGTAGAGCTGTCTCTCGTAGATAATCCAGCAAATCAATTTGCAAACATCATGTCAATTGAAAAGGTTAATGGCGTTGATGTAATAAAGGGTGAAGTAGCAAATCTTGATATTGAAAATGTTTTTTGGGACAATGACAATGGTCTTGTCGTAATTTCAAAGGAAGAAGAAGTTCTGAGTCCAGTATCTGGAATTCCAATGAAGAACATAGGTTTCGTTGAAACAAATGACAGCGAAAAAGCAGAAATGATAAAGTTCTTAGTTGATGGTGCTAAAGGCATTAATCTTTCTAAGATGAACAAGGAGGGAGATCCTATGACTGATGCAACAGAGGTTGTTGTCGAAAAGAACGATGACATTGTTGAAGAAGCACAGGTCGCTCCAGAGGCAGATGCCGTAGCTGAGGTTGCTGAAATAGCAGCTGAGGCAGAATCTGTAGCAGCAGACACAGCAGCTGAAGACGTTGAAAAGTCTGAGACTGTAGAAGAAGTTTCCGAGAAGTCGGAAGCTTCAGATGTAGAAGTTGAAACAGCTGAGGTATCTAAAGCAGATGATGTAGTCGCTAATGCCGTCTCTGAAATCAAAGATGACATTACATCAGCCTTTAGCGATCTATCAGCAGTCGTAAAGTCACTAAGTGACGAGATTGCTGAACTAAAGAAATCACTTGGACTAGTTTCACAAGATGTCGCATCTGTAAAGAGCGATGTTGCTACTACAAAGAGTGACGTAAATGAATTTGGAAAGCGTGTACAGGCCGTTGAAGCCGATACTGCTTTCCGCAAGTCTGGCGATCTTGGCGAGATCGTTCAGGAAGTTCAGCTAGAAAAAGCTGAACAATCCCTATGGGGCGGTCGTTTCCTCAAAACTGCCGACTTATTTCGATAAGCAATCACTTAGGAGGTGACAATATGTCGGAAGAGATTATGAACAACAATCCAGAGTTTGCAAAAGCAGCCGAAGAGGGTGTCTTTGCTTCTGGTGGCATTGGTGGTGTAACAAACCCAGGTCTAGGTAGCGATGGCTACGGAACACTTGGTAACATTCCAACTGCCGAATTCGGTGAAACTGGTCCAAACTCAGTTAACCCTTCTGGTGAGGCAGGTAGTGGTATCCTACGCCCAGAGCAAGCACGTAGATTCATTGATTACGTGTGGGATGCTACAGTTCTCGCCAAGGATGGTCGCCGTGTGACCATGAGAGCTAACACAATGGAGCTTGAAAAGGTGAACGTTGGTGAGCGTGTAATTCGTGCCGCTGCTCAGGCAGATGGTGGATACACAAACACTGGTGCTCAGTTTACAAAGGTTGAGCTAACTACCAAGAAGATTCGTCTAGACTGGGAAGTTTCAGCTGAAGCTCTAGAGGATGGTATTGAGGGTGCAGCCCTTGAAGACCACCTAGTTCGTCTAATGACCAACGCATTTGGTAATGACATTGAAGACCTGGCTATTAATGGTACAGGTACAGGTTCTGACGCATTCCTTTCAATTATGAATGGTTTCGTTAACCGTGTTAAGACCAACGGCGATGCTCACGAAGCACTAGTTACAGTATCTGACAATGCATGGACCCCAGAGGTTATGCAGCAGATTATCCTTGCTATGCCACGTAAGTACCGTGCAATCAAGAACAACCTTAAGTTCTATGCAGGTACTGACGCATTCCAGGGAATCGTTAAGAACAACGGTACACTTGCTGATGCAGTTGCAGAAGCATTTGCTGGCCAGATGCCAGGTAGCACTCAGGCTAACCGCCAGAGCTACCTAGATGGTGTTGGACAGACATTTGGTGGTGCACGTACCACCCGTGTTCTTGGCATTGATGTACAGGAAGTTCCATACTACCCAGGCGGCTATGTTGATCTAACATTCCCAGCTAACCGTGTATGGGGATTCCAGAGAGACATCACTGTTAACCGTGAGTACAAGCCAAAGAAGGACACCGTTGAGTACACCGTATTCGTACGTTTTGGTATTCAGTGGGAAGAGGAAGATGCAGTAGCTTTCGCTGATGCACTTGCTGACAGCTAATATTTGGCTATCCATTAATTGGGGCAGAGGCTAAAACCTCTGCCCCTTTTATTATCTGATATAATTAATTTAGGAGGAATATCATGGCAACAGAACTATCTAATCCAGATGCTTTGGACGAAAACAATAAGGTAGCATCACCAAGTGATGTGGCTGCAAAAGCACCAGCCGAAGACATTGTAGAAATCGTCAAGGAAGAAATCAAGGAAGAAACAAAGCCAGTAGTTGAAGACGTAAAGCCAGCAGATCCTGTTATCAAGGCAAATGAGCCAGTTAAGACAGAGCCATCTTTAAAAAAGGTTGATGCAGATGTTATTGGTGTAACTACTACTGAAGAAAAGCCAAAAGAAAAGAAAGCAGAAGTCCAGAAAGACAAGGTAGCACTATTTTCAGAAAAGAATGTTTTCTGGGAAGGTGTTGGCCGTGTTGGTAAAGGCTACAATATTGTAGACGGAGAATCTGCTAAGAAGTGGCTTAAAAGAAACTTTATCCGTTTGGCTACGCCAGAAGAGATTAAGCAGGAATTTGGTAAGTAAAAATGGAAATTTTGAGGGTTCCGCCCTATGACCTTACTGTAAATATTCAAGTAGACGAACCATCTACAGACTATCCAGTAATTATTCGTGATATGGCGGATCTCTCTATTTCAACAATAACTGCAACCTCTGACGAAAATTCCATAATTAATGTGGACCTGCCATCAAAATATGATGGTCAGTATGAGGTCCAGGTCTATGAAAATGAATACTACTATGATGTAGTAAGACCATATGTAGACCCAAACACAAAAGGCACCACGGCAACAGAAATTGCTGAATATACAAAAAATGAGCAGACAGCAAGAGCAATCATTGATTCTGTAATTCGTCAAGGATTTTACTATAAAAAAGAAGTTATCGAAACTGCTGGGCTTGGTGCAGACTATCTGCCACTATGGATTGATGCCAAAAAGGTACTGAAAGTTTATGAAAACAACGTCCTTGTTTATGATGCCGCAAATCCAGATGATTATGAAAGAGCATTTGAAATAACGGCAGATGGCACAGCTATCCAGCAATACTATTCTGGAACTATTAATCGTAATCAGGGTGCATCACTAATTTTGCCACTGGCTGCAGCTGACACAGACATTATTGAATATTACTATAGAGGCTTTCCAAGAACATTTGATTATACAATTGTGGTAGAGTCTGGATATAAAGTTATCCCATCGGACATAGTAAAGGCAACAGAGCTACTGGTAGAAGATTTGGCATGTGGAAAGCTTGAGTACTACAAGCGTATGACGGCAAGCTACAGCACAGATCAGTTTAGAATTCAGTTTGACCGCTCAATGTTTGAGGGAACTGGAAACATTATAGTTGATAAGATTCTATCCAAGTATGCGAAGTCAATTCAAACACTTGGAGTCTTATAATGACTACTGTATATTGCGAAAAAACAGATTTTGTTTACCCACTATTGGTGGATGTTTATTATCCAATTGTTGAGCAATCCGCATATGGAAATGTAAAAAAACAATGGATTTTAGACAAAACTTTGGCATGTAATTTTTCTGGTGCTGGAACAGCTTGGAAAGAAGAGGTTCAGCCAAATGTTAATATTACTAAAGATATGGTTTTAATTGGCAGGGTGCGTTCAGATATTCGTGTATCAAAGCTAAATGCAGATAACGCAATCACAAACGTAATACTTACAAATATTAGAGATTCTCACAATAACCCAATTTATGTTGAGACATCTGGGGTTAGATCTGGAAAGTCTACTATATTTGAAATAGCATCACAAGATCCAATTGTTGGACCATTTGGTTCTATAGAATACTTTAAGTTAATTATTAGACGCTCAGAGAACCAGGCGGCAGATGTATAATGAAGCTTGAGTATGATACAAAACAGTTTATGAAAGATATGAATAATGTTATTAATTATTCAGTAGGATTTTTAGAGGGTGTAAAAACTGGCAAGCGAGCAATGCTTGAAAATTTAGGAAGCCTAACAATTGAAGCGATGAAGCAGTTCATAGATACTATGGCTAGAGTTGATAATGCTGTTTTGCATCACGTATATGAGTGGAATCAAACTGGAAGCCCAGATGCAAGACTGTATGATCTAACCTATACAGTTAGTAATTTAGGTCTATCCATTAAATCATCTTTTAGACAATCAACATCTATTCAAAATGGATCAAGTGTGCCATTCTATGACAAGGCTAGAATTATGGAAAATGGCATACCAGTAACAATACGTCCAGTACGGGCAAATGCTCTCGTATTTGATGACAATGGCGAAAAGGTTTTTACAAAGGGGCCAGTAACAATAGACAATCCAGGAGGCACAAGAGCAGAGCGTGGATTTGAAAAAGCATTTGATACCTTTATGACTCAATACTTTACGCAGGCATTCTTGAATTCAAGTGGTATACTTAGATATATTCAAAATCCAGTAGCCTATAAAAAGAATTTGCCAGCTGGCAAAAGGCTTGGAAAGTCAGTTGGTTATTCTACAGGATATCGCTGGATAGCAAATGCAGGAGTTACTATATAATGGCAATATACTATCCACCAGTTTTTATCAATGCCTACCTGGCAGAAAAAGTACCGCAGGCATTGCCAAATAGATTTAATAATGTTTTTAGATTTTTCCCAACAACCCCAACGGATATTGAGACACTGACTCAGACTTTTCCAGAAGCATCAAATGATGTTTTTGCGGTATACGACAGAATGTTCAAGATGAGAAGGACGGCCTTTCCACACATAAAGTGTGAACAGCTACTTTACTATTTTTACAAGACGGCGGGAGACCCAGAAGGCTTGATTGAGACTACTCAGGTAGTTCAAGACCTATTGGATCGTGGAGATGAGTCTGCCCAAGAAGTAAATGCCTGGATTGACGGACTTTCCAATGGGGCATCTCCAAACACTAAGCTAATAAATGGCACAGAGTTTAATATGCCATATTTCCATGAAATCAAGATCTACCAGCTAGAAGAAACTAGGGATATCATAGATTTTGGCACTGCTAGAACCTTTGCTGGCAACAAGCTTATCATTGACTACGACTGGCATAAGTCATAGTTTTTATAAATAACTGGTATACTTATAACGAGGAAACAACGCCCACTTATTCTATAGAAAAAAGAGGTGAATAATATGGCAACACGTGGTAATTCAACCAACATTATCGTAGGTGCAGCTCAGCTGTTTACAGCTAACGACACCCTTGATGAGGCTGCAATTCCAGCATTTGACGGTGGCACAAGATACGCTGACACCCTAGAGGCTGACACAGTCAATTTCCGTAACGTTGGCTACACGATGAACGGCCTTGAGCTAGTCTTCCAGCCTGACTTCGGTGAGGTACAGGTAGACCAGGTTCTAGACGTTGCTAAGCTATACAAGCAGGGTATGCAGGTTAACCTGAACACTGCTTTTGCTGAGGCTACACTAGAGAATCTTCTGTTCTCTCTTGCTGCTCAGGCAGGCGACCTAACTGGCACCGCAAACACAGCTAAGGTCCTAGACCTTTCCGCTGGTGACATTGGTGAATGTCCAGTTGAGCGTGGTCTTGTAGCTGTTGGTCCTGGAACAGGTGACTGTGACCCAAGCGATCCAATTGAGCGTGTATACGTTGCATACCGTGCACTTTCCATTGAGAATGTGACTGTATCTGCAAAGCGTGACGAGCCTACAATGTTCGAAGTATCTTTCCGTCTACTTCCAGAAGATGTTTCTGGTTCTTATGGTAAGATCATTGACCGTGCATTGAGCTACGACAACACAGCAAGCTAATAACTTAATATCGTAGATTCTCCCCAGGCCCCAGCCTGGGGAGTTTCTTTTTGGTATAATTGACTAATGGCAACCAGGGTATACGAATCCGATACTGTTGAGACGGTAGATGGTATTGCCATATACATGACACCACTTAAGATTAAATACTTAAGAGAGTTTATGGATGTTTTTCAATCATTAAAGTCTGCAAAAAGTCAGGATGAATATACACTATTTCTTGCTGAGTGTGCCAGAATTGCAATGCAGCAATACATGCCATCTATCAAGACAATATCAGACATAGAAGACAGCTTTGATCTAAATACGTTATACAGAATACTAGAAATAGCTGCTGGCATATCACTTAAAAAAGAAGAAAAAGAAGAAAATAGGATTAATGAGGACTCTGGCTCATCTTGGGACAAAATGAAGCTTGCAGAATTGGAGGCAGAGGTATTTTTGCTTGGCATTTGGAAAGATTATGAAGAGCTAGAGCTTTCATTGTCAATGCCTGAATTAACTGCAACACTTAATGCAAAAAGAGAGTCTGACTATACAGAAAAAAAATTCCTGGCAGCAATTCAGGGAATAGATTTAGATAAGCAGTCTAATCAAAGAAATGCCTGGGAAGATATGAAGGCAAGGGTATTTAGTAAAGGGCAGACTAGCGATGCCAATGATGTACTAGCATTGCAGGGGCCAAATGCCAAAAAGGCTGGATTTGGTATAGGTATGGGCCTAGACTATGAAAAATTAGGCTAAAAAAATAACCCTTTTATGATATAATAATTTTAGCCAAAATACAGCATGTGTGTATAGAAGGAGTATATTTAATGGCTACTACAGTTAACGAAACAAAAGATATGGTACTTATCGACGGAACCAAAATTGAAGTAAAGCCTTTAAAAATTTCTCTATTGAGAGACTTTCTGAAGGAATTTGAAGGAATCGCAGAAGTTGCAGCTGACAACAATAAGTCAATGGACGTACTAATGAAGTGCGTTCAGATTGCAATGAAGCAGTATAAGCCAGAGCTAGCAGATGATCTAAAGGCTTTGGAAGAGAACTTGGACTTGCCTACTGTCTACAAGATTGTAGAAGAGGCTTCTGGCATCAAGCTAGGTGATGGTCCAATCGGCAGTGTAAGGTAAACGCTGTCCCATAGGGGTGCTGATGAATGGCTGATAATATTGAATCTAGAATAGATTTAAATATTGATGTATCTAGTGCACTAGCATCAATAAAGACTCTTCAGGCTCAAATATCAGCCTTTCACCAGTCCATTCGCAATTCTGGTAATGCAGTAAATCAAGCGGTATCTGACCAGCTAACCAGAAATCTTTTAAACTCTATAAATGCAACTAAGCAATTTTCTGCATCTCTGACAACAGTTAAGGACTCTTCTCAGGCATTTACTAGTGCGTTAGAAAGAAACAAGCTTTCTCTTGGAGAATATTTTAAATTTGGGGCTGCCTCTACTCAAACTTTTGGTCGTGTATTTAAAAACGAATTTAATACAATTGAAAAAGTTGCAAGAGAAAGAGTAAAGACCCTACAGACCCAGTACATAAGAATGGGCCGTGATGCCAACGGTGCACTAGAAGCAATAAGAGTAAGACCACTACGCCTTGATATGGAGCAACTTGGCACACAGGTTGCAATGACTGCACAAAAGCAGCAGCTATTTAATCAGCTTCTTAAGCAAGGCTCTACAAATCTTTTAAATTTTGGTAAGAATACTCAATGGGCTGGTCGCCAGCTAATGGTTGGTTTTACAATTCCTTTGTCTATTCTTGGATCAATGGCAATTAAAGAATTTGAAAAAATTGAAAAGCAGGCCATAAGGTTTAGACGTGTTTATGGGGATACGTTCTCTACAACAGAAGAAACTGATGCAGCACTTCGCAATATGCGAGAGCTTGCAACAGAGTTTACCAAATATGGTATTGAAGTAAATAAAACACTTGAGCTTGCTGCAGATGCTGCTCAGATGGGTCTTACTGGTGCAGAGCTTCGTGCACAGGTCACTGAAGCAACAAGACTAGCAGTACTTGGTGAGGTAGAGCAGCAGCAAGCACTAGAGGCAACTATATCTGTAACAAATGCTTTTGGCATAGCTGCAGACGATCTAGCTAAAAAGATTGACTTCTT